CCCAAGGCCAAGATATCACTCATACCGATCACGTTCTCTGATGACATGGATCGCAAATCAGTGATTAGTCAGCTTGTTTCTGCTAACGCCATAGCAAGATCTGAACTCCTCAAGCTCTACAACTTCGATTACGAAGATCAGGTACGCAAGAAAATGCAGGAAGACAGGATCACAAAAGAGATCCAGGAAGAAGAGAAAGAGAAAGAAGAAATTGCTCAAAGTACACAGCAGAACCTTATGCAGATGCTTCAGGGACAGCAACAGGGAGGAGGTCAACAACCAGGAGGAGCTCCAGGTGGTGGTGGTGGAGGAGGCGGGACACCTCAGGATGCTATCGAGAAAGCTCAACAGCTCGCCCAGCAGCTATTCCCTCTCGATGGTGCACAGAGAAGAGCTCAGCTACAGCAGATCAAGGGACAGGACCAGGATCTGTACGCCCAAGTCAAATCGCAGCTTGAGCAGATGACTTCGCAGTCAAAGTCTCAGGGGTTATCAGGAGCAAAGCAACAAGCAGCCGGAGGACAACAGTAATATATGGCTAAAAAAGCTTATAAATGTGTTGTGAGTGGTAAACCTATCCCTAAAGAAAGGGTGGAGGCCTTAAAGATGTTAGACATCCCCGAAAACAGATGGACATGTGTTGAGCATGCTTTAGATTCTCCAAGGAAAGGTATTTACCTAGGCGAGGTAGGCACCAGTCAGCTTCTTATCGTGGACAAAGTGTATAACGATTCGGTAAGATCAGTATTCAGAGGAGTTTCTAAGGAAGTTAAAGAGCTTAAAGAGGGTGTAGTGAGCGTAGACGAAACCCCAAACGTCGAATATGAGACGAAGGAATTAAACTACTATGTCTCTGATGAAGAGCAGGCGGATCCGGAGGAAAAAATAGAAATAATAAAGCGACAATCCCTCTAGTTTTTAATATAATAGAGCTATGTAATGGCATAGACTCTTTTAAATTAAAACTATTATGTTAGACTCCTTTTCTTCTACCGACGACGAATATTTCAAAAAACTGCAGTATAAAAGTAGCTCGCTCTCTTTCCATAACGACGTAGTTACCTCTATTTCGGATCTTGAGTCTAGTAACAAGGCTCTTGAGTCTAGTAACAAGGCTCTTGATTCCGAACTTGAGGCTATAAAACTTAAGCTGGAAAGTGTTTCTGAAGAGACACAGGAACAGCTAAAAGCTTTAGATAAATCTCTAGTAGAGATACGTGATATGGCTAGAGATGCGAAACATATTAGTGTGGGGGTAGATGGTCGGAATGGATTAAGAGGAGCTATTCAGAATCTATCTACTGATGTATCTAAAATAACCTCAGAGTTAAATACTTTAGGACACGCAGCTCACAGTTATAATGAGCTGCGTGTCTTTCTTTCTAAGCTATTCATAGCTTCAATTACTGCTATGGTCATTCAATTTGCAGGGGTTGTTTGGTATTTATCTGCACAGCACTCAAAGCAAGAAAGCCTAAGAACGGACCTTAACAGAGTCATCGCCCACATAGATAAACAACAGGAAACCCGTAAATAGTATGAGCCCTGTTAAAAAATATTCTTTCGGGGACAGAGTAGCGGATAAAGTGGCTCAGTTTGGTGGTAGCTGGGCAGCGATAATCTCATGCACTAGTATTATTGCAGTATGGATCGTAGTGAATTCATGTATTCTCTTAAAGCCTGCAGACCCATATCCATACATATTATTGAATCTTATATTGTCGTGTGTGGCAGCATTGCAGGCTCCATTTATCATCATGGCGAATGCTCGGCAGGCAATACAGGACAGGAAGTGGGCAAAAGAGGATCTGGAAGCCGGGAGGAAGACTGAATTAGAGGTTCGTGAGGTACTGGCAAAGCTGGAAGCTTTGGATAGGAAAGTCGACAGTATTAGCGCGCAGCTACGTAGCTAGTTCAGGCTAGACAAAAAACTAATATAATGCTAGAGTACAACCATGAAGTTGTCCTCTATATTAGCGGCTATTATAATTGCATTTACCCTATCTGGGTGTGCCGCTTCACATAGACAGCCCTTGTCTGCACCTATATCTACACCGGTCCCGGTGCATGATACTTCTTCCCTTGAGTCTAATATAAAGGACCTCGAGAAAGCATTAGACAAGGCTTCCTCTCAAATAGAGAGAATCAAGATTCTCATAAACTCTATACCTGAGGATTAATTATGCGGGCCTACCTATTCACAGTTTTTCTTTTATTGACGACTTCTCTACTAGCTGTAGATAAATCCCAGAGATCTTTTAATTCTGAATTAAAGAGCAAACTTTCCTATGAGCTTGGATGCCTGGAAGTATCCATGTTTGCAGCCAAAAGCGAGATAGTTCAGCTAGAGCAAGACAAGGTCATCATAGACACAAATTTAAAGAACATGGAGCAATGGGGCAAGAACGAAGAGCAGCAGAAACAGGAGTATTACACTAGAACAGTAGAAGCCAGCCAGAAGATCGCTGATACTCAAGCGAGGGTTGATCTAGAGAAAGAAAAGGGCAAGTCTACCTTGATGCGCTATCATAGAGTTAAATCTTTATTGGGTTATATATTCGGCATTTTTTTAGCCTTTCTATACATACAGATAGGTGCACCGGCAGTCTCTTTAATGCTGACAACCTTGGCAGGGCCTTGGGTTCTCGTCGTTAGGTTCCTAGGACCGGTAGCGGTATTCGGTATAGGCTACACTATAGTTAACGTAATATTTTAATCATATGTTTGCAGCCATTAAAAACCTATTAAAGACAGGAGCATCTTTCCTACAAACCGGAGTAGCTCCCCCAGGCACAGCACCAGCACAACAAGAAGAAATGGAGAATACGAATCATCTAGCTTCTAAAAAGTTCTTCATAACCTTTTCAGGGTTTATTATTCTAGGTGTATTCTATGCCTCTAGTGTAGCTGTGCTTTTTGCTCTTACAAAGAACCCTGAATTGAGTGCCACATTCTCTGTAATGTTTTCTAAAACCATTGAAGTGTTTGCTACAATCATGGCCGTGTATATAGGCGGGCAGGCTGTGGTTGACCTTAAATACAACAGCACAAGCAATGCCTCTGTAGCCGCTACTGTACAAGTTGTGGATATTACTCAAAAACAAGTAGGTAACGATAAAGAAGACGATTACGAACTACACGACGAGTAATAATATGAAACTTACACAAGAAGGAATAGACTTTATAGTCGAAGAGGAGACTGGTGGTAAAGAGTATTATGAGAAAGTGTATAAGAGTACTTTTATCTGGCCCAAGGGCATGAGCGGACCTACAGCGATGGTAGGTATAGATATAGGCTACTACTCAAAAGAAGAAGTAGACACTATCTTTAAGCCATTGACTACCGAGCATGAGCTCGACCTTATTCAGAACGGTAGGGGCAGAAAAGGGCTAGTAGCCGAGGCCTACACCAAGAAGCTGAAAGGTATAACTTTCACATGGGAAGAATCCTTGCAAGTATTTGAGATGTATATTTTACCTAAGTTTAGAAGATATACTCTAAACGCCTTCCCTGGTATAGAGAAGCTTTGTAGTGGAGCACAGACAGCCCTGGTATCCCTTGTATTCAACAGGGGAATGAGTATGCGTGGACCTACTAGACGAGAGATGGCAGCTATAAAAGAACTTGTGCCTCGCAAGGAATACAAGGATATTGCAACTCAGATAAGAAGCATGAAGCGTCTTTGGGAAAAGGGCAGCGGATTGATTGGTCGAAGAGAACGTGAAGCTAAGCTGGTAGAAGGCTGCCTCTAATTATCCTCAGTGTCAGCATCTTCATCGTTATCTTCATCGTCAGCATCATCTGCCATGTCTCTGTAATGCTCTTCTTCCTCTTTTAGAGCCATATTATGCATATGCTTCATCGAGGCAGACACGTGCATATCTCCAAAATTGATAATACCTAGCTTTATGACAGGGTTATCGTAGGCCTCATGAGCATACAGCTCTCCCTTATCGTTGCATACCAGCAACATATAACCTCGAGTATATTCTTCTAGCTGAGTTAAGAAGCTTTCAGGTATTAAAAATCCTCGTCTGTTATAATCGTCTTCCATGCTATTTATTATAGACATGTTGATAGCTAAAAAAAAGGAAAACCTGTGAGGATTTTCCTTTTTCTGTTAAGCTCCATCAAAACATTCTAGAGTATTCTTCCGCTTCAGAGGCAGTCAAACACTTGAGTATTTCGTGGTCGCTTATTTGATTATTTTCATAGTAATCCGATGTACCATACTTCTTGCGGTAGGCGTATACCCACCGTGTCTCAAGAGGCATGGCTCTATTGGTTACCTTCATAGGCGTATTCAACCTATCATATATTTCTTCCACACTAAGATGTGAGAAATTCCTATATAGTCTAGTTATACGGTTTCTCTCTTTGGGTGGAAGATCATAGTAATAGACTTTCCTATATGCTTTGTCGGATTTAATACCGTTCATGAAATTGAATTTCATGAAATCTGCGTAATAATTCCTATTAACTACAATTTCTTCAATTACTTTTTTTGCTATAGCGGCAGCAGCAACCGCTTTAATATACTTTTTATTTGCGTGGAGCGTAGCTGACCACGACACTTTCACTGAAGAGTTCTGGTGCTGACTCTTTGGGTGATTCCGATCCTCCTCCGGCTGTTGCTCTCTTTTCAATTTGATTCTCCAGGTTAATGATTAACTTCTGTTGTTCGATAGACAACTCTTCAAGATTGCAGATCTTGTTGCCAAGCATACTGATCTTTTCTCGCCACACTTCCCGGATATCTTGATTATCCTGGTTGTTATAGTTAATGGCTCCACCTACAGCCACCGCACCAAGCAATGCAACAGAGACACCTACGTACACCACTGTCAGCGTACCGTTCCCTGACACCATGACTGTTGCACCTAATACAGCCATTAACGCTGTACCTATTGTGAGAATTAATTTATTTTTCATTACGCAAGAGTCTAACCGCAATTTCGCTTTTCTTTTCTAAGCCTACGAATTCCTCTTCAAGGGATTCACACAAACCCGACCGTATGTCACAGCCTGGAAACCAAGACACCAGGCTATGATGCTCTTTATCTATCTTAAAGGTCACATAGTTATAGTGCCTAATAATTATCAGCTTATCGACCTCTGCAAGACTCTCACGAGTCCAGATAGGTTCCAGTTCATTCAGTACTAGGGAAATCTTCCCCTTTCCCTTCTTTCCTGGAGATTTCAAGTCTACAAATTTAATATCTTTGAAGAACCTGTCTGGAATGTGTTTTACCCTTATGAAACCCACACGGGCTTCGTAAGTGTCTGGAATTTGCGCCTTCACTACTAACAATCTTTCGTGGTCGTTGCCCCAGTAAGGAGTAACTTCCATTTTGCTTAGTCTGGATGTGAGCCTCAGCAAATCTTCTACAGTACACACCCTTTTACGGGTAGCCTTTTCGCCAAGCAACACATCAGGCTTTGTCCTGATCATTGCGTGTGGAAAATAGTCCGGAGTGTCCATGTATTCTCTACACGCAGTGTCGTGGGCTGTAATAATTGCCTGCTCTAGAAACTTAACATCCACGGAAAGATTTTCACTTGCCCCCTCTTCCATTACAGCCGCAGGAGCTTGCACCTGCATCTCCACTTCTTTACCGATTTCGATCACCATCTGCTGAATGTCTTCTGGTAGGTTCATAATATATAGGTATTTTAGGTTTGGTTATGAAACAAGTACGCCCCCAGGATTAAAAAATTCTGGAGGCGTACTACGCTTCAATATATTATACCACTTTTTATTCAAATATTTTGCAGGAGGACTTGCTTGATTGTGGGAGCTTCTGTTCTCCTCTCCTCAGACACTTCCTCAAGCATACACTCAACGGCCAATGCAATCTTGGATAGATCGTCCTGGTTTTTGCAATTCTCTCTAATCAAACAAATTATGAACTCTGATCTATCTGCCAACAGAGACAGCTTCAGGTTTCTCATAATAGCTCTTCAGAGTAAACAGGGTAGTTATGTTTTAAATAATGATCGAGAGGCTCTATTACATAGCCTACAGGTGTTTTGTCTTGTTTTACAAAAATACCCCCAAGCCCTTTATATTCATCGGCGGTGTAGATTACGACCAGAGCTTTACCTGAACGGAACACTACAAAGTCAGTACGCCCGTTTTCTATCAAATTAACAGCGTCTGCATAGAGCTCTGTTTCCTCAAACTTCTTAAAGAAGAACATACTTTTTACACCTATCGTATGCTTTGATATACCTATGGTAGCAATAAAGTCCGGTAGGTTTACTTCTATTACAGGGCTATTATCTCCTCCATTGTGTTTGATGTATTCTTCTACCTCAGCCTTCAGATCTGCTTTGCGTAGTTTGAAGTGTCGGCTTATAGCAGCACATGTGTCTACTTGTTCTATTGTCATAGGTGTAACTCTACTAACTTTTTAAGTTGTTTATCTTGCAATGGTTGATTATTTAACATTGTGAATGCAAACTGAACCATCCCGGAAGAACCATAAGCTTCTTGAATAACCTCAGCTGCATGCTTTCGACCATCCCTAGAGTCGCCATCCAATTGAGCTACGAACAGAGCTATATGCCGTAGCGTTTTCAAGCTTTGCATATAAGCATCATGAGCCTGATACGCATATAGTTTTGCCTTGTCTGTACACTCAAAGTCAAAGGCAGTTTCCAGTGACTGGATAAACCTTTCAGCAGACGGATAGTCTTGATTTAGCCAAGACAGATACAAGTCCAACACATTATCAAGAGTACAGTTGCTTATGAACCTGTGGGCTGCCCGATACCAGCTGCACTTGATCTTCTTGATATCCTGATCGTTGTTATAGTATACGCAATAACCTTCAGCATTTCGCATATCTACCAGCGACACTTCCAGGGCACCCTGAGAAGCGAACTTGTGATGCTCAGCTACGCACACACCAAGATCCATGGCTATCTCAGGGAGATACACCTGTGGAGTATAAGAGTATGCCTCATGTTCTATGACACCAATCAATCTGATGTCAGGTTCAGCACCATAGTCTACAACAATAGGATTATTACGGGTAGTCCACTCGTATATGTATGAATGGCTGCCGTTTGATAGATAGGGATTATCAAATACCTTCGGATACTTATTCTTTAGATAAGCTATTTCATGAGCTGTAGCATCATGTTCACCTGCATCAAATGTACCTCTGGTGCGCACGATCAATTCACCGTTAGCGATACCTCCAAATTTAGAGACAATTAGACAAGACCCATCAATCTTCTCAATAGGTATTGCTGTATGATCTTTGATTTGCTGATCAGTGAAGTCAGGAACAATGTGATTGGCTTCTCCGTAATTGAAGAATTTCTTAAATCCTAGAGAAACTGGACGCCCATCCCAGGTCCATATGCTGCTTCTGTACTCTAGATTATCTTTGGTCCATTTAATTCCCATATGGGATGGGTATACAAGGTAGCACCTTTCATCAGCTATGATTCTTTCTCTAACGATGAATCCCTCACTCTTTAACCAATCAATATTGAGGATTTGCATAAGGTCTAATCTTTTTTACGCTGCGCTAATATAGCATCCATCCTAGTTAAAACTTCTGCCAGTTCGTCAACATCAGCAGAATTATAAATACCGTCAAACAATAGATCTCCTGGAGATACTGAGTAACGATGTTCTGGATCTGACTTACCCTCGAAGTCGTACTCTTCTTTATCAAAACCAATTTCTTTAACTAGTTTTTTGTACAACCTATCAATTTCTTTTTGATGGTCGTTGATGATATAGTATGCGTCGGTGACTATCGCCCGCTGAATTTGTGTTAGCTTCATATTAATTTAAAGAAATATGCCCATCTGCTCGTCTTCCAAGTATTCGATTCTCTTCGCAGCTTCATTCGCCAGTGACACTGCATTGTTGTCTCCAATACAAACACCATCAGATTCTGAACCATCAGGAAAGTAATTCTTCTGTTCAGTTTTGCAAAAAGGGTAACCTAACACTTTGCCTAAAATTTGTTCAATTTCATGAAATTCTTCCAGCATCTTGTCTCTTTGAGAGACTGCTTTCTCTGCACCTAACTGTTCTGCAACACCTCTATAATATTCTAATTCTTCTTCTAAAATTTCTGCTTTGATCCTTTGTTTAGAGAGAAGCAATCTACCGTATTTGGTAATAGCCTCGCGCATATATTCGTCTATGTTTTCTAGGCATCCGTGAGCAACTAGACCGCTCTCATAGAATGCCCACTCTTCTAAATCTCTTCGTTCAGCTAAAGCCTCGACACCTTCTGTTAGTTCATTCATTAGAGTGCGTTTCATAAGGTTATTACGTCCATGTCTCCTTTTAATTGCATTAACTCTTCTTCTAAATTTTCTGCTTTGATCTGAGCTTTGTCTAGCTCTTTGGAGAGTAGATGTATTTGATTTACAAGATCATCATACTCAACTTTAAACTTATCTTCCATGATAGAAGCGACAATGTGCACATATTCGGGCAGCTCAAAGTAAGGACGGTAGCCCGACTCCTCATTAACTTCTTTAACTTTTTCTAGGACTTCCTCTTCTAGCTTGTCTCGGTCAAATTTCATATCAATATGAAGTTTCACTTGTTTTCCTTGTTAAACGAGTATCCATCAGGCATAACAATTTTATTGATTGTAAACTTATCATACATATCGTACACCTCATCAAGCGTAACATCAACACCTTCTCTAGCCATACAGGCAACAGTTCCTTTACAAATCCAATCTCGTTTAATCGATGGATTTTGCAGCAATTCTTTTATGTTGTATCGCTTAAATTTCATATCAATATGCACTTAGTTGATCTCCGACGTACCACACCATTGCGGTGAACTTGTTGTTATCGAATCTGCCGTTGTCTACTCCATCAGGAGTATAGTAGACATCAAGGCAGCTGTACTGTGAACAATTCTTTTCGATCTCTTCGATAATGCTGTGCGTGATATCTAGCAAAAGGCCTTTTTGTTCGTCTGTTAGTTGATAGTTTGATTTTCCCATATTATTCTTGGTCTTCTTTACTATGATTAGTATAACCTCTGAGTTCATCTATTAGATCACCGATAACTGTATTCTTCCAGTCTTGGATTCCTTCTACCGCATCCATTAGATCTTCAGCCATAACACGACCTTTGTTTACACTATAATGTAAAACCCAAGTTTCAAACTCATTACGAGTCCAATGTCCTGTTTTGACCCACTCATACGCCTGTTTAGGTAGGGTGGTGAAGATGAGCTGTGGCGGAGTATCTTTATCTATATTCATTTGCTTTTTCTAGTGCAGTAGGTGATTTCAATTTGTTTTGCTTCCTTAACAAATGCTTCAGCAGCTTGAATGGCTTCTTTTAGTGTTTCTGGACTCATATTATTCTTCTTTCAAGTGAGGTGTTCCAAATTCAACTTCATCCATATTTGGTTTTTCTCTACCTTCTAATCTCCCCCGCATTCTATTCCATTCATCGACTCGCCGCATTTGAGCTTCTGAATCTATACGATACTGTTTAACCGCTTCGATATATTCGTAAGCGTTGTCAAAGAACACTATTTTGTTTTCGTACGGAGGTAGCCCTTTTTCCTTTTTAAACTTATTCAATCTTGCATACATCTCCTGCTCGTTCTGTGACATGAGGTCATCTGGAGTTAGCTCCCAACGAGACTGGAATATAATACCAGGGCAATGGTTGTTCACCTGTGCGAAGGCTATATCCCCGTCATCAGTCAGCGCATGGTATATACTATTACACAACGACTCAAAAACTTGAGCGTTGTCGTGGAAACCATCAAACACCTCAGACTCCAGTATCATTGCATACCTGTCCGTACTATCCACCAGGAACTTGCAAAGTATCGCAGCATCCTTGTCTTCAGGATATTTTTGAGCCTCGACATCAATCATGAACTTGAGCGAGTCCATGGCTTCTTTATGTTCAGCTTCTAGTAATTCAAAAAATTCGTGCATATTATTTATGTCTCTTTCGTTTTAAGATGAAACCGCCTATAGCTCTAATAAACTTCCTATAGGATAATACTTCAGTCTTAACTTTACATTTTTCAGTCATATTATCCTTCTAGATGTGTGTATTGTCCATATTATTTGATTTCTGCTATAATTTCTGTCTCAACAATAATGTTTGTACAAATCAAACGAAATGTAGAATTGGGTTCGTCATTTTTCCAATTTTTAAGATCTTCTATAGCTGTACGCCAATCTGTTCCTATTGGAAAATTAGATACAGTAAACCAAGTGTTTTTTACTTTTGCTTGAACGGCTAAACGAGAAACTTCTTCAATGTCTTCTATATTTTCCATATTATTTTTCAAAAATGTTTCCTACTACGTTAAAAAACTGATCATATTCAATTAGATCTTGAAATGTTTCAAATGCTTTATCTATTACAACTCCAAAAGAACCAAACTCTTTAAAATATTGAACTTCACCAACAAATTGCATACCATCATCTCTATAAGCAAACTCTAACAAGTCACCTTCATAAATTTCTTTACCATTCTTATCTAGAAGTCCTGTGAATTGTTGAAAGATAGCTTCTTTATAAGCGCCAAGGTGCCAATTCCTCAAGTACATATAGAGTTCACCTTCTTCAGGACACTCCATTCCATCGTTTTCACTATTACCCCAATGCTTAACGTAAACTCTATATTTTGGTATTCTCATAGTTTGTAGTTTGAGTGTCCCATATTATAAGAGGTCATCACCATATTCCATTGTTTTAGTCTTTGGTACGATATCCCAATGCTGAGAATTCGCTGCATAGTTCCTACCTTCTATGTAAGCTTTCTCCACTAAGGATACTAGTGAGTTAATGTGTACTTCATAGAAGTCTAGCTTATCCCCAAATCGCTGCTCGGTTGTTGAAACATATGGGACTTGCTCTTGAATAAGTTTTAATATATCTGCTTTATTCATATTATACTTCTTTTGTTACCATATTATTGTATATTAAGAGATTCAAAAACACTCTCTTGATAAATGTCAAAGTATACCTTCAACACTTGTTGAACATCATATTCACTCAAACTAGTAGATTTGGAGATCTTGCTAATAATATTCTTAATGTCAGAATCTAGTTCTGGTTGTTTGTATGGGTTGTTTTTGTCTTTCATTTTGATTTACTTCTACTATTTTCGAGTTGCTCTATCAAATCTGATGTCTCTTGAGCTTCTTTGTAGAAGTCAAAGGATTTATCCTCAGTCATAACTTTTTCATCTTCTCCGTACTCAAATACAGCAATATGAGTACTTCCCCACTCCGTGCGTAGCGCAAGATAAGCATTTTTCCCTTCATACTTTTTAGCCAATCCTGCAAGATTAACTTTCATGGAATAATCTATATTTACGGTTCCTATTTTTTTCATATTATCCTAAAGCACAAACATTCCAATTGTTTACTTTGAATGAGCTATCCCCATGAAACACCACTTGGTGACTTGGGTCTAGCTTATTTTCAATATCTAGATGCCACAGCTCGTTGTTATGCCATCCTATAGTCGTCCAAACGTCATCTACGCAATGGCGTCTAATAAACCTTTTAGTGTCTTTCCTGATAAGACTAATGGCGTCCTCTAGAAACTGCTCATAGTACAAGACTACCATGACGGGTTTGGGTGGTTCAGCTTCCCAACTGTTGTTATCGGTGAGATAGGCTAGCAGAGCACTGATAGGCCATCCCTTGTCTGCGTACTCTCCATTTTTCCAGACTTTACAGCGCACTTTCCAACCTTTGTCTAGCTTTTCTAATATTTCATTTTTGTTTATATCTTGCATACTATTTTCATCTAACGATAATATGACTTCGCTTTTTTGTTCTTGTGTTAGTTCGTAGTTTGATTTGTTCATTTATTAAAGTTCTGCTATAATTTCTGTCTCAACAACAATGTTTGTACAAATCAAACGAAATGTAGAATTGGGTTCTTCGTTTTTCCAATTTTTAAGATCCTCTATAGCTGCACGCCAATCCGTTCCTATTGGAAAATTATGTACAGTAAACCAAGTGTTTTTTACTTTTGCTTGAATGACTAAACGAGAAACTTCTTCAATGTCTTCTATATTTTCCATATTCATATTAATACTTATTTCTGTTTATAAAAATTGTCTAATTCTTCTTCAGTTGCAAATGAAAGAGGCTCATCTGTTTCGATGATATCAAATTCATCTAAGGAACACAGATCCCCATCAATTAGTTCGTAACCCTCTATATCCAATCTACGTCCCACGAACAATCCAGAACCCCACCCTTCGTGTTCTTTTTTGTAAGCTTCAAATTCTTCAACAGTAAACCTATGAAAAGAATTCTGGTTGGGGTAGTTAGTGTCTATAAAAGCTTCCGTACCCTCTTTATACAATTGATATGGTTTGGCAATAAATTTAACGTATTTCATATCAATATGATGCTAACTTATCACTAATATACCACACCATAGCAGTAAACTTGTTATTGTCAAATTCACGACCATCATATGGATCTAATATTTCATGATGAGCGCATTTATCTTCTATATCACTTTCAAGTACTTTTGAAATTCTATCAAGCAATACCTTTTGTTCGTCTGTTAGTTTGTAGTTTGAGTGTCCCATATTACTATTCTTTGATCCATTCTACAGGTACATCAACCCAACTAACTTCCTGTTTGGTAATGACATAATTACCAAAAGTGCTAATTGTTACTTGTTGTTGGAGAATTGGTTCATCGTACAATGGTTTACGACACCACCGAATCTGTCCTGTATAGGAAGTTTGAGTGTATACATTATCTTCCACCTTAAGTCTTACGTGAAACGTGCTTTCAGATTCCATATTATCCTCTCAAGTATCCTGCATTTTTGAGTCTTTCATACTCTTTTGTTTGGCGAAAGCAATACTCTTCTCGTTCAACTGTATTAGCATATTCACAAGACAAAGATTCTTTTGGTTCTTTGTGTTTTTCAGCATACTCTATTTTAGCAGCTTCTTCGTTCTTGGCAAGAACTACATCATAGTAATGTTTTGAGAAAACTTTGAAGAAGTGAAGCTGATTACTCATTTTCTTCAATCCATCCTACTCGTTTAAAATTTCGTTTAAATTCTTCAATGGAACAATGTGATGTGTCGTCATGAAGATGATGACAGTTTACAATTGTGTACCAAACTCGATTTTTATCGTACTTTGTCAAACCTCTAGCAAAGATCAACAAATTATCTTTTTCCGAATAAAATAAACTACCAAAATTAATATCGTTATTCATGATTATACTGTAGATTGGATAAAATTAAGTTATACGTTAAATCGGATATTATTATGTTTCCTCACGATCTCCAATATATTTCGCACTCAATTCAATCTCATTTCTTGCTAGAGTGTCAAGCAAACCTAGTGCTAGATCTTTGATAGCCTTTTCTCCAGCACCACCAGCTTGTTCTATTGCTTCTTTCAAAGCAAGATAATTATTATGATATAGCAGATCTCTTTTTGATTCAAAAATGTAACTCATGATCATGATATTATTTTACGCACTGACAAGGAGGGCCTGCTACATACTTAATGGATTTTGCTTGTAGGTAAAATCCTAAACATATAAACGCAATGACGAAAGGGATGAAAAGGATTTTTAATAGGTTAGTCATGTTTTAGTGTATGTGCTTTCAATTCTTCTTCAGTTGTTAATTCTTCTTCGGTTGTTAATTCTTTAACATAATTAAAGAAACTTAAAGAGAACTTATGCTCTGGAAATTCCTCTAGGATCACAGCGCACCAACTAGATGCTAATTCTAATTTGGTGATTGTGTATTCTTTGCCAACCTCTAGAAGCTCATTAGCATCTTTGACGATGTTAACAAACCAGAACATGTGTGTACCTTTGAAGGTTACTTTACTACCGATTTTGGGCCATTGTTTCATAATTATTTTAAATGCTGTGCTGCTGCTGTATTAATAATTGTATTCATATTATTGCTTGTCCAAGAACTCACCCCTCCAGAGATATCTGGTCACTCTGGGAAGTGCTGCTCTTTCTTCTTCAGTAATTGTAAATGAATCACCTCCAATGATCTGTTCTATTGTCATCATCAGATACATGAACATATCTTTTTCTTGTGCTAGTTTTGTGATTGATTCTTTAAGCTCTTCCAGAGAATCAAATCTCATGGTTGTTGCTGCAATAGCTTTACCTCGTTGTGCAGTCAAAGGCCCGACCATGAATCCCTTGGCAAGAGAAATAATTTCTTCATCAAAAATTAAATCTTGATCAATTTTCTCAGCATGTTCCCTAATACGTTCTTCCCATTCTTCTCTGGTATAATTGATATCAGGAATCGTAGCCTCATGATGAATTATAGGAGCAAACCTATCCGTCTTCTTTTCGAATTTTGTGGTGATTGTGCCGTCCCTATTCATGGTCAGAATCTTGTCGTATTCTGGATGTAGATTGTCTTCTAATGCTTTCTTGAGCATCTCTCTGAATTCAGCAACGATCTCTTCATCTGTTCTTACATCAGACTTTTGAGGTTCTAAAACTTCAAATGTTGGAATCGTTTCAGCATAAAGAGATACTTTACGCTTAATGTGACCGATTGCTCCCATCCAAAAATCAGGTTCATTCGATGCAAACTTTAGTACTTCATCGTCCAGCAATTCAACCAATTCTCGAATTGATTTGGTAATTTGGTATTCTTTATCTGAAATGTTCTGGAGCTTCAACTCCATTGCTAAGTACTCATTAAGTTCTTCTAGAGTTTCGCAATCGGTTCCTTTAAATGAAAATGTTTCATTCCAACTAATTCTATTTTTGTAGAATTTATTAAACACATCACGATCTACGATCTTGGCTACAAATGTTGTAGTGATATCATCGGGACCAACAGGACCATTGATTGTAAATAGAATTTGTAAACCTACATGTGTTTCATCACGGAGTTTCTTTTCGTGTCTAAAATAATGATCAAGACTTTTAAAGAATTCTGCTTTATCTTTAACTAAAATATTTGGTTTATTACTTTTGTTTTTCATTATAAATTTTGTTTACTTTTTTTCTATAACCTGATCTGTTGTGCTTTGAACTTCACTTTACCGATTTTGGGCCATTGTTTCATATCAATCAAATCTGTTGGTGATCTCTCTGGGTTGCATGTACTTTGCTAGAATTACGAAATTATCCAAATCATATTCTTTAGCAAAATCAATTGCTTCTTTTTCTGATTTGAATGTTCTCCAAACGGCTACAGGCTCTCCGTTTTTATATGAAGGAGTTTTTAGTTTGCCTTTTTCTGTTACTTTGCGAATGAAATATTCTTTGTTCATAATATTTTCTAAAATGTTCTCCACTGTTCTAATTTTTTATCAACAACGCAATTGTTATCATTAAGAAATTTTTCTACTTTAGATGCTCTATATAACCATTGCTGTATTGAATTCTGAATGCCAAACAAGTCTTTGTCATTCTTTAAAAGACCTTGCATATACATATGTTCAAGATATTTCATACTTCGAATAACCTCATGCATGAAATGAAGTTCGGCCTTTTTTGCTTCGATGAGCTTATCTATTTTTTTAGTTTCCATAGATTATTTCAAATGTATAACCATCTAATTCTTTATATATTGGATATAAAGCTTTTACTTCACGATCAACTGCTTCTCTATCTTTACGATCAAACTCATAAGAACCACAAAGCCTTTTACCGCTTTTGGTTCTTGAATCTTTTTTGTAAATGTTAATAATAAAAATCATTTAGATAATTGCTTGCTATGAATCTTAACAGATTCTACGCTATTGTCAATCATTTTAAAAATTCCACTAAAGCCTACTGTGCTGATGATGACTCCGACGATTACTCCGACGAAAAATGTTTTCATAATTATATTTCTACAGTGCGATGTTCGGGTGTTCTCAAAAGTTGTGTGTATGTGTGCGTTATTTTAGTGACTGACCATTTAAGTTTCGGACGTTCTTTTTTACAAATTTCCAACTTATCAAATGCTTCTTGTTCGCTTCGAGCTATTGAAGCAGCCCATAACGCATCACCCAAAAGATATTCAATTAAATATTCTTCGTAATTTCGATTGTTCATATTACTACCATTCATTCTTGATAACTTGCTTGTGAAATGCACTCATTGCCTTGCAGCATGATGCGGGTATAGCTAACGTAGCACATACAAAAATCCAAAGCAAGCAAAATTTTAACAATTTTTCTTTCAATTCTTCGTTCATAACTATTTTTTCAAAACCATCGTATAGGGTGTTAATGAATTGGCAATTTTCATTTTAGTTGTTGCTATGATTTCATATCCGATCTCTTCTACAATAATTTTCATCTCCCATTTAGAAACAGTATAAACCACTTGTCCGTAATGATAGGTTCGGGGAGCATCTATTACATACATCAAATTGAAATATCCACCATACGGTAATATTTCATATACTTGCTTCAAATATTTTATAATCTGTAATCGAGACAAATGCTGAAAAGTATTAGATGAATAGAAAAGGTTAATCTTTTCTTTATATAAATTTACTTGGTATTGTGAAAACGTCCCATCATGACCTCCGACTTCCAAAGCTGATGAAGTACGAGCGATAATATCAAATCCTCTATAGTCTACGTCTTGGTGTTTATTCCACTCGAAGAAGTTTTCGAAGAAAGAACCATACCCGCATCCAATTTCCGCTATCGATGCATACTTCATTATTGATTTCAATTCAGATATTAACCATTCAGTCTGAGCTACCATACCCATATTCAATGGGATTTTATAATTAGCTTTATTGGATTCCTGAATAGATAAAGTGGTATCTTTTAGGTTATTGTGATTGCATACTGGATCTGTGGCAAAGTGTTCTTCTGCTGCTGTCCAGAATTCTCTGGGATCGACTCTATCGGGATCTAGCGCATTTAGAACCAGATGAGGTTCTGGGGACTTTAGATGATTATGATAATCCCATAAAGTATTCCATCCCGTATCTTTCCACAGTTGGATAATAGTCTTTTTGTTCATGACAGCATCTTTATCAATTTCTTTTTTGCGATGTTAACTCTATTATATAAAGTTTGAGCAGGTACACCGAATTTCTCTGCTAGATCTTTTATCTGTTCTCCATTTATATAAACCTTCATGAATAGATCTTTGATATCTTCGTCTAAACTATCTAGTGCTATTTGTAAATTATCGTATCGCTCGTCTTCTTCTTTATAGTCAGTCTGATATTTTAAACATACCACATCATACACTTCACTATCGAATGATACGGGACACCGATTAACAGATCTCCTATAATTATTAGCTTGGAATTTGGCAATTGTAGCAGCCCACGAAAAAAACGAGGTTTCTTTATTAAAGGTCTCGTATTTTTTCCACATAGTTAATGATGCCTTTTGGAAAATATCTTCAGCATCAACAGATGCTCTGATATTTTTTTTAATAAAACTAACTAATGCTGTCCTATTATTACGAATATTTTCTTCAAATTCCAATAAGCGATTCATGTTAATATTATAATCACATATTATCATCAATGCAAGGAGAATCTGTGTAATTTTTCATATGATATTGAACCTTTTGTGTACAAACACGGATATAATTCATAGATATTTCTACTTGTTTATATGAAATATGAGATATGAATATATCATCAATATACAATTCGTCCATATTGTTCTGTGCAGTCTCAATTATAGATTTGAGACTGTTGAGCAACTCTTTTTTATGTCCTGCTTTATTTAGTTTTTCCATAAAGTCTGAGATACTGGGTTTTGTTCTAGAATTTGTCCCAGATTCAACGAACCTCAATCATAAGGAGAAGAAAGAGTATAGCCGTCATAGTCGATTTAACTATCATTATAGAACCAAACTTCGACAAACATCCTATAATGTTTTTCTATTTTTCAATAGAAATACGGGGACTACCCGCTAGGTCAACTAGTTTTACATCATAGACTGGATGTTTCCTTGGGGGGAAATTGGTTGCAGGAAGAGGAATCGAACCTCTGACCTCCAGCTTATGAGACTGGTGAGCTACCACTGCTCCATCCCGCGATTAAAATTGATAACTCTGTAGATGCTATATTGGCTAGACATTACATCCAACCAATATAGACATCCAAGATTATTTACTCAACTATTAGAATAGTTTAAACTAAATTTTCATTAGTGCAAGCCTTTTCTACAACTTTTTATTATCGTTGTTGAAATCTTCGCAGGATTTACATAAGGTAGTAACCCATTTGCTGCCTGTTCGTGTACCACGTTCACCACAAAATTCACAAATACTAGCACTCATCTGTTCCGCCATTGCTACAACCCCATTTACATATGGGGTTGTATTATCTGAATAAATTCTTAGAGTAGAAAATTTAGATTTTACCTGACAAATAACTGGAAGTTCTGATTTGTGTTTGGCTACTTCCTTTTCAAGTTCGGCAATCAAATCTGGATTCTTATCATTTACTTTTGCATGATCCAGACTCCATAATGCTTGATTGTATCTTGAAGTTATCAAGGTAAATACATTATCTAATAGTAGTGTCCATCCTTTCGAACATTCGATTCCAAAATGACTAATAGGCTCATTAGAATCGTCAGCAGGAAACAGATATCTATATTTTTGAAATAAATTTTTCATTAATTATTTTTTTGCATATACTTTGTGATTTGATCCGAATTCATGGCAGCATACAATTTTGCTGATTTGATTATGCTGTGATCTAGTACAATTAAAGATAAATTAGACTCATGTGCATGACCTTCTCCCGTATTATGGTACATCAATAAATCATATTTGCCTTTATATTGATCTTCGTCTTGCTGATCTTGGTCATACCCCAAATCTTTTACCAGTTTTGGGTAAATCCTTTTAGGTTCAATCCTAAGCTCATGAATGTGAGCAACATCATAATCCCCTTCGTCGTTTACTTTATAATCAGCCCTCCAAATAGCTTGGAATAAAGAACCTACATGAACTCCAAGATCAGGTCTCGATTTGATTTTATTAAGAAATGGTTCTTTTGAAGCACATGCATGATAGGCTATAATCGTAGCAGAATTAATTAATTCTGCTGGTGTTGTATTTCTGTCTAATGCCATCATTTTGTTGACAGATTCTACATACAATTTGTTAATATCGTCGGTAAATTTCATTATTGTAACTATTTACTATATTAAATTTATGGTGGGTAGTGTGGGGATCGAGCCCACCCAGCATTGCTGCGCCAGATTTACAGTCTGGACTGCGTCCTTAGCAGTATAACTACCCATTAAATGGATACTATATTACCACTATATAGAAAAAAAGCAAGTAATTTATGCTATCAAATCTTTTACTGGTTGTCCATTATAGACAATTGCCACCGGTCTCCCCCCAGATGCTTGTAGTTTTGCATCTGGATCGATACCTAATTGTGTATACAATGTAGCTGCAAGATTTTCAATAGTCAATGGATCAGTTTCAACATCGCTACCAGTGGCATCAGATGAACCGTATACATGACCTCGTTTGAATCCACCACCAGCGAACACAACGGAGAATACACGGGGCCAATGATCTCGTCCAGCATCTTTGTTGATCTTTGGGGTACGACCGAATTCTGAGCTTATCATTACTATGGTGGAATCCAATAATCCACGTTGTTCTAGATCATTAATTAATGTAGCATATGCCTGATCGAACTGTGGAAGTTGTTTGCTCATCCCATTAGCAATGCCAGTATGCATGTCCCAGCCTCCGTATGTAACAGAAACGAACCTTACACCCGCCTCTACCAGTCTTCGAGCCATAAGCAGCCGTTGACCCGCTTGATTCAATCCATAGGCTTCTTTCATTACTTGGGGTTCTTTGTCCAAGGCAAATGCTTCTTTAGCTTTCGGTGATGAAATCAAATCATATGCCTTCTGATAGAAACTATCCATTGCTGCCAAGCTATCGCTATTCTCTTGATACTTGAAATGGCTATCAACAGTTTCTAATATACTTCTACGTTTATCAAATCGTTCTTGACTAACGGTGGAATTTAAATCTCTTACCTTGAATCCTGCCGCTGCTGGATCAGATCCAAGACTGAAGGGGCCAAACGCTTTTGATAGGTAACCAGCATCAGCAACATCTCCTAGCTTTTGAGGAACGCATACATATGCTGGAAGATTTTCACGATCTCCTAATTGATTAGATACCACTGAACCAAATGATGGATACTCTAATGCAGGGGAAGGACGGTAACCAGTGAACATAGTAGATGTACCACGTTCATGTGCAGCATCACCATGCGTCATGGAATGTACTACGGTTAATTTATTAGCGATCTTAGCAGTCTTCTGTAGATACTCAGAGAACTGTAATCCATCTACTGAGGTAGGAATAGCCTTTAAAGGCCCCCGATACTCAGATGGTGCCATTGGATGTGGATCAAATGTCTCATGAGCTGAAGACCCACCCGGCAAATAAATATGAATTACCGATTTAGCCTTCGGTGTTAGATTGGATTCTGCTTGTAATTTGAGGATATCTCCCATTGATAATCCCAATCCCCCAACAAGTCCACTATAAAGGAAGTCTCTTCGGTTCATTCTAGTATTTAGATTAGATTATAATATAAATGTATAAAACTGTCAAGTTTATTTTTTATAAGGATTTTTTAAATACGGTCTTCTATAAGAAGTTTGCATTGCTTCTTCTTTAGATCTTTTAAATGTACGTTTGGGTTCACCAGAAATTCTTGGTGATGCATTCGATGCATCTAATGATTTAATATCTTTAAGTATAATCGGTCTTTCTAAGAATTTTTTAATAGTTCTATATAAGTCGGTAAATGCAACATCTGTAGGTTTTCTAAATGCTGTATTGTCAAACAATAAATAATCCGCCCCAAAAAAGTCTTCGAACTTTGGTTGATTACTTTGAAATTGCTTCCATATATCTTCTATTACTTCTGGTTTTAAGGACCTACTTCTTTTTGCATTTCTTTTCTGACATATTTCCAGATCCGCGTTTACTGCCACCATATAGGTATCGTAACCTTGTTCGGTAAATGCTTTTATTCCTATCATAGTAGATTCATAACTTTTTCCCGTACCTGCTATTATAACTCCCAATTTCTCCTGCATATATAATTGGGATTGAGATTTCATACCTTCGTATCCAGTATCTCCCGGCATTCCTCCGTAAGTTACTGCTGATGCCATACCTCTTATATCTTTGAAAGTTTCGTTGTCGTTTTCTGAAAAATCAGATCCATTTATTTCACCACCCAATCTTTTCATAGAACCCTTCCTTATAGCTTCGGATCTTTCTTTTGGATCTGTTATATCAGTTACTGCCACTCCACCTTTGTTTCTAATTTCTTTCGGAGTTGCTAGACCAGCTTTAATTAAATTGTATTCGGTTGCTACGTCCATATCTAACAATTTGAGCCCAAATCCTGCTAGATTTTCGGCAATATACGACTTTCCACATCCTGCTGGTCCTACTAAAAATAATGCCTTCTTTTGATATTTGTCGTGTATACCTTCTAATATAATTAATTGTGAGTACCACTTATCGAAAGAATTGACCGGTTTCATTATTGATATTTATATTAATTTATCAGGTTTTTCTACAAATTCTGAATATACAAATACAAAACTTAATGCTTTTCCGACATCATCTACTCTGAAACTACTAATCTTTTCATTTTCTTTATCAAACGGACAAAGGGGATCATACACTAATCCGTGTATGATCCCCATTCTTTCGACATATTTTGACCAATTCTCGTAACTATTATCACGAGGATTGGACACTCTATGAGTTTTTTTTATGAAGATATAACTATCCACATAATTATTTAGATAATTCCTTCTCCATTAAAATTCTTAGCTTATTGAGTGCACGATTCTGAAGAAAACCTACATTACCCACTGTAGCTCCGACTTTTTTTCCAGTTTGTTCGTAATTCAAATCTTGGTAGAATCTACAAATTAGTACTGATTTTTGCTTATCTGAAAGCATTTTCATCAATTCTAACATCAATCTCTTTTTTTCGTTATGTTCCAATTCTTCCGATGGATCACGGTCTTCTACCAGTGATTCATCTTCGAATGCTTCTACATATCTTTTGTTTTTTTTAAGAGTTTTTAGTGAACAATTACGACAAACTGTGAATAGCCATGCAGACATATGTCCACTTAGTTTATCATAATCCTGCTTCCACAAGCGTGTAAACACTTCGTGTACGGTTTCTTCCGATCTTTGACGATCTTTAGTTATATTAATCGAATATGCCAATAATTTTTTATAGTACATTTCATATAAATTATTAAAACATGCGGGTGTAATCTGATTACTCATAATAATATCATCGGCTCCTAGTAACTACGGTTTGTTTTTTGCATATTCAACTGACTAAGGTTATCATTATTCGATATATTCTCCATATGCAATAATAAATAAAAAAGTTTTACGTTTATCTATAACCTCGAAATGAAATGTATTCTTCCTCCATGCGGTATACATTAACCCATAATTGTATATCATTATTTTGCTGAAATCACTAAAATCTTTGTAATAGATTTCATTATTATAATAAAATTTACTTCGTATTCTAATGTTCTGTGGGGTTTTATCCATCTACTTCTTCTGCTTCTTGTTTTTTACCACAATAATCACATTTGTCCACATATTCTGGATGGACTTTATCTTCTTCTATCAATTCTATCCATGCATTATCACAATCTACACAATAAAATCTACATAATTTTTTCATATTTATATTTACGAAATGTTGTAATAGTTTGTAAGAGAGTATTATACTATAATTATTGAAATATGTCAATAAACTTCGAATTTGTGAAGAATATATGAAATCTATCTCTATATCGATTTATTAAAATGTAAATATAATCTATCATACTCACTTACGTTCATCCAATGCCTATTAATTTGAATGAAATCTTTCATTCTTGATTCGTCCCATTCAGTATTGGAGTAATAATACTTATCGTTTTTATATTCCAAGGGATATCTAAACAAATCTTTGAATAGTGTGACTTGGTCACCTAAAGATATTTTATCCATATTATCATTTACATTCTTACATACGGTTAAGAAGTCCATGAATATATTTATAGTTTTTTTATAAAAAATATCAATAATCTAATCGCATCATCCGAAGAAATAGTGCTCATTATTCTTCTTTCTGAATATCCTACTTGAGTTTCACTCCAATCAGGTTCTAATAAGTGTATACACTCATGTACTACTGTAGGTATCAGATCTTTTCTATAATCTATTAAAATACCATCTTCCCACTCGCAATAACCATGTACTCCTTTGAGTTTTTGAAATGTAAAAAAACTCTTTTTTTGAGTTTTTATACAAGAAATAACTCTCTCGAATAATGCTAGGCTATCTTCGTCTGATAATTTATATGTTTTTGCCACATAAATTATTTATACTTCTTTATACCATAATGGAATTTCTCGTTTTGTCCATGTGGCGAATGGTTTATCGTATTTATAATATAGACGATACTGATCTACTACTGGCAAATTATCAAATCCTGCAATTTTTCTGCAATTTTTATCTTCTGCTATTGCAATGGCAAATTTCGTAATCCCGCCAATGTCCACACTAGATTTAGCAATGGAAGAGGCAACCCAGTCCACAAAAGCAAAAGAAAAATGTGGATTGTACCCACGATACAAACGCTCATTTTCCAATTCGATAGTGTGTTCAACCGCCCATTCGAGATTACCTGTCGTTTCTCGCATCCATTTAGAAACTGGATGATTGAAGTACGAGTGCTTTCTGGTAGTGCCTTTTTGTGTTTTGGGTGCATATTGTAGGGTTTCTAAACTAAAGCAGTTTGCTGCCATTTGGCAGAACTCTAATAGGATTTTATTTACATGGGTATCACAATTATAACGTGCTGCTACTGATGGATTTTTATCTAAAATAAACAGATTCATTCTTGCTCTATCATAGTCAAAACGTCATGATATGTCAAGGGCTGAATGGTTTTTCCCATGATATCTTCGAAGCCAAAAAATTGAATCATACTATATGCCTTATGTCGAAATGGCAGCTCCAGAAATTTATCCAGTTTTTGTCCACAATATTTCAGAAAATTATTTCTTTCATTTTCGTTAATCCAACTTTTTAGGGTGACCAACTCTTCGATTTCCGATTCATTCAAAAATCCTAATTCGAAATTATAATCATCAATTTTATAGAAACACAAGTATTGATCGGATTTTTCATTTCTGCAAATAAATCCATGTTTATTCAAAGCAGATTTGAGGTCTTTTTCAAATCCTTGGAACCGTAGATCTTTTGACATATTAGGCTTTGAAAAAATTATTCCAATTACTTTCAATAAATTCTGAAATAACCATTTCCAAATTTGGATCTGATGATGTAATATGATAATTTTTATTATCATACTTTGTAGTGTAATCACATTTAATATTGAATGCTTTTTCTACATTTTTATTAATGTTAAACGCAAACGATTCTACTTGTTGCATATCTTCCGGATTTCCGAAATATTTTGGATTAATGTCAATTACTAGGTTTGTTTTGTTCATGTTTTTTTATTTGTCTTCTGATATTTTAATAATAACTACTAAAAATAATAAAGGAAACCATTCGAGATTTAATATATTAAGAAATTTTAATATAATGAAGGTAATTAATAAAACCATTATAATATTTAATGATTTTATTGAAATTCACCTCCCACCCTTTAGAAGGGATGGGAGGCTATACACATGACCATAGGATGTAGCGATATCCTTCTGTGCATAATTTTATTTAGTTCAAATTAGTTATGAAGTCTTATACTTCACTTTTTTTTCTTTTTGCGGTTTATGGGAGTGATTTCCCATTTTCTGTCTCTAAAGTCTATGAAAAATGTATCTTTAAGTTCGTCGAATCCTTCGTCGATTAGATAATCGAATAGTTTTTGTCCCTCTTCTTTATACTCTACCGAAGCGAAGAAGTCAACATCAAAACTGCCGTATTTATCTATAGGATCGATTCGAAATTTCATATTATAAATGTTTGGTTGTCCACTCGGGGATTTCTGTACAGTTGGATAATATATTAACTAATCTATCATTTACTGTATCTAATGATTTAGCTTGATATAGACTATCATTGTCTAGCAAAAAAAATAATTTATCTATTTCTGTTTGTTCTAGACTTTGCCAAATTTCTTTATTTCTTTTCAAAGTTACCTTTGAGTCTATCATTTTTAGATGAAATGCATACAGATTATCATTTACTACTGAATCATCATAACATTTATGAAATCCGGGTCCCCATGTAGTAGGTTTAGCTGTAATATATGTTTTAATATATGATAAATTGGAATACATTTTAGATCGTTGGGATAAAATAGGATTATTATAATTCAGTTCTAGTTCCTTGGTATAATCGTGTACAACGTCAAATGCATATTTAGGCTGAATATTTACGGATTCTTGGTATGTGGATAACATTGATTCCCAATCATTATTCTCCGAGACCATTAAGAATTCATCACAATCAGTATTGATAACCCATTTGTATTGAGTTAATAAAAACCTCTGGAATTGTCCACAATATTTAGAAATATTCCAGTGATCACATTGACCTCTTGGTATAGTTACACAATTGACCTCTTTAGGTATCTTATTTTTAAAATCATTTGTCGAACCATGATCTATTACATATATGTTACTATAACCAAATAAACCTCCATAATATTTTATCCATAAATCCAACATATTCGTTTCGTTGTAAACATGTGTGAATGCAGATATTTTTTGAGATTTATTATAATCTATTTCATGTATAAAAGACATGGAATCCATTTTACTATAAAATAAAGGATCCACTTTTATAGATTCCTTGATCATTATAGTATTTCTTCCCTGTAGTATTACATGATTTATATTATTAGCTATAATATAATCATGAAGTATTTTAGGATTTTGTAAAATAGATATAACTAACGGATTCGATGAAGATATATCAAAATCGGCAGTAATACTATGTAATACGTCCGAATCTCTTAGTAATAAAATTCGTACTTCTTCTTTAATTTCTTCAGAAGATTCATCGAATTTAATGTATGATAATCCGTTTTTTATTACTAGTATAGCCATGCTATCTTTACTTATTCATTTTCTTTAATAAGTTTTTCAAAATCATCGAAATTGAAACCATAATTTTCGGCAGTTTCGATAATCATATCAATATCAATATGATTACCTTCTTCTTGTAGACATAGATAATAATCTACGGCATTAGTTTTGGCATTCATTTCCGATGTGGATCTATCAAAAATGATTTCAAATTTTTCAATCATTGCACTCTGATCTTCTTCGAATAGGTTATTAAGGATTTTGTTGGACATGATGTAATGGGTTAATATCTTTCGTGGACATGATAGCTTCTATCTCCTGCATAGTCAAGGGTTTTTCGTGGATATCCCACCCACAATCTAGAATTTTATAGGTCTTATCTTCTGGAGTAGAAAGTGTATTATGACCGTGAGAATGTCCACACAAATGCATAGAACCTTCATTCATACCTTCCCAAATTTGGATCGGGTAATGAAAACATACAAATTCTTTTTTACTTTTTCTGAAAGTATGATAATGACCAAGATACTTAATGAAGATACCTTGATTCCAAGCACAGATTTGCTCTCTAGTGCCTCCATAAGTCTTTTGGATGGGATTGTTGTGATTTCCCCACAACATCCAAATTTCTTTGATTTTCAATCTACGTAAAATGTTATGATATTCTTCATATGTTGTATTAAGACAGAAATCTCCCAAATGTAGAAGAATCCCATCCTCTCCTACAATACTATTAATAGTTTCTATCATATCCGTAGTCATATCCTGCGGAGTTTCATACCCCCTTCTTTTATAAAGAAATTCTTTATTATGATTAAAGTGTGTATCAGAGGTGACGTATAGTTTATCGTAAACTTCGTCTGTAAGTTTTTGTATTACTTGCATATTATTTAAGCGTCTCCCAAAGTTTGTGAGGAGGAATCTTTTTGTTATCTAGTAAATCAAAAGCAATGCCAGAGTCATTAGGGAACTGCTGAAGAATCTTTTGAGCTTTTTCTTTACGGTCTAAAGCTATAAAATCTGAATTATTTAAATATACATTTATTTGCATTAACTTATACGTAATCAATCTAATCTTATTATATAGCTCATCCATTAAAGGAGTCAAAGCAGTCACCAGCTCCCAATCAAAATTAGTAGCTAATAGAGCTTCGAAATTTTCTCTATGGGTACATCCATATTCTACATACAGATCAAACAGATGATCAACAGTCTTCACTCCAGTAAAGACTCGATGCATATACAGATAACGAGGGGTCTTGACCTTCTTAAGAGTCTGACCGTTGTTACTATAGATAACCACCCCTTCGATAGTATCTTTATCTTTTAGATACTCGGATACATTTAAAAGATTTAGTTCATATCTTTCCGGACGAGGTACTTCCATAAAGATAGCCTGTTGATCTAATTGAAATTGCGTAAAGTATTTGTAAGAAAAATGAGTGGCACCCATAAACATCATAAAAGCATCATCTGATGCTTTTATGTGAGACACAATTCCAATTAACCATAAAGTTGGTTCTTCACTTTCTTGGAGAACAATTCTATTCGTTGGTGTAGTCCACTCGAATAGTAAACTATAATTTTCAGACTGAAGCCACAAATTATCGAATGCTTTAGGATACTTCTCTTTTAGAACAGCTATCTCATGCCCGTTAGATAGCTGTGTAGCATCTGTAGTACCTCTAGTTCTTACGATGAGTTCTCCTTTGTAAGAACTTACTATCAAACAACTTCCATCCATTTTTCTGACGAACTCTAAATCTGTATGATCATCATTAGGTTCGAATAGTGGCTTCTCCCCCAGATTGGTAAATTTTTTAAATCCCAAACTGATGGGACGCATGTCTGATTTACGCCAGATAGAAGAACGAAATATCTTATTATCGTCGTTCCATTCTACTTCCATGCCCTTTGGAGTTACAAGGATACATTCATCTCCTGCGATAATGCAGTCTTTAATATTAAATTGAGAGGGATCTGGTAAATTCGGATAGTTCATACGGCAAAGTATACTATCAGACTTACCATAAATCAAGAACTATTTAGATTTTACTACTCTTTTTCTTCTTACTGGTTTTTTCTTCGAATTATCCATCTTATACTTAAACTGCTCAAACTGCCACCAAGACAACCAAAAGAAAGTAAGAGATATACCACAATTCAATAATATCTCTGTTGTGGCTGGAGTATTAAGAGTTAATGCATTCGATATAGAACCACATATAGTAACAGTTAATCCCACTTTTGCCAACCATGCCTTTATTTTATTATCCCAAATAGAATTGGTGGGATCCCCAAATATATGCACCAATAATGCTATTGCTGATATGGCTGTAGTGCAATTCGCTAAGGCATTTATAATAGTAAATGGATTTGATGAATTCATAATATTATTTATGTTTTCTTACTGTAGGTTTACGTTTTCTAGGATGAATATGTAATTCATCTATATGATCCGGTAGTACTTTACTACTAAAATACTCTACTCCTTTCAGCCCTAAAAATCCCAATAAGAAAGCAATACTATAATGAAAATGCTCATTATCTAATTTAGTAATACTGATTATTACCGGAGTTATATAATTTGCACTAGCTGCTCCACCTACTAAACTAGAAAATGTTCTCCCCATATTCACAGCAGAACCTTTAGAAGTGAGAAGTATAGCACCGAACAATCCACTAATTAATAAACCTATATCAATCCCATATTGTTTTAGATTAAAAGGAATATTATCCATATAATATATTTATCCTTCGTAACCTCTTAATATTGTAATAT